TTGGTTGCGGTACAGTAGGTCCGAAATTCAGACAAATCTGCCATTTGCAGACTGGGTGATGCACCATATCGTGGATTTGTAATGAAATCTTCAATCACATCCGCTGGATTTGCATCATGAATCGTATCTGAAAATGTAATATCGCTAATCACTTCAAAATTGTGATTCGATAAGCTGGCACTCCCCCCCAGATCGTAGTTGGCACATGCGACATAACCGAGAAATGGATAGTGCAATGCCTGGTCAGGATGCTTTGATGGGAGATAGCCCCAGACAGGATTATGATCACCATCAAATAATTCAAACCCTAGCTGATCAATGGGTTTAAGCTGAATACCACCTTCCGTTTTAGGAACAATCTGTTCTTTGTCACGCCAGATAATCCCAATGTCTTTGATTTTATTTTCACAAAGCCCCAGCATGAAGGACGCGCTATAGGTATAAGTCGTGTTTTTAGTTTTTACACCACCACCTTTACCGCCCTGCTTTGTCGTTGTTGTATGGGCTGTGGCCGTAAAATCACCATACCAGAACATATTGGCAGCAACACGGTTTTTACCGTAAACCAAAGGCTGGCAAAGACCATAGGCTGACTGCTGGATACGCATTGAATTGATACGTTTGTCAGATGTACTGACGGTACCACCACCAAAAACACCACCCATTTTATAGCCCTCTTAAACGATAAAACCCGGCAATTCGCCGGGCTAAACTTCCTTTGGTTCCATCCTGGAGGATGACCCCCTGATGGATATATGAGTGAATGATCGTTGGCCACTCAACGACAATTGCAGCATGACTGATGCACTTGCCAAAATGATAGAGAACAATGTCACCAGGCTGCGGATCATCGACCTGATCACAAAATTTCTTGATGTGCTCAAGATAACGCTGACCCATCTGATGCATGTGCCAATCAGGTGGATATGGGCCTGGATCGTAATGATCAATTAAGCCCACTGTTTCATAGACTTCACAGAGTAGAGTTGCACAATCCACACCCACGCCTTTAACCCGCCCCTGGTGATGATATGGCGTGCCGAGCCAAGTCAGGGCTTCGGCAATCACCCCTGATTGTTTACAAGTTGAATCATTCATAATTAAACCTTAGCCCAAGTTGGCGCTTTTGCTTTAATAATGACCTGCCCAGCAATGCCTGTTGTACTGTATGAAGAAATGATATTGCCTTGAGCTGTTGGCCCCAATGCTGTTTCAAGTGCATCAACGCCTGTATGCTCATACAGTAAGTGTGCCTTTTTACCGTCAACAAATCCTATGATTACAGGTTTATCGTTCACAGATTCAGTGGTTTTATTTCCCACAAAATACACTGGTGTATCTGGCAGCCAATCTTTTTTGAATGGTAGTGTAAATACATGCGTAATTGTTGGACTGTCATTAATCAAGAAAAGTGGCTTAATCACTGGCATTTCTGAACGATCTTTACGGTGATAAGCAAACACACCGTTGGGCGCACGATCAGACCCAAATACAACTGCATCTGGCAAAGCAATGATTCCGGTGTACTGCATTTCAGTTGAGCCAACAACAAATGTCCATGTTTCACCAAGATCATCACTATAGTAAGTTGCTGTATTCGGATTATCGCCGGTACATACCAAAATCCGGTTGAAATATGGATCATAAGCAACGGTGTGCATGTGCGCTGAATCAGTAAGCGGCGGACGACCCTCAACGACTTGTGTGCGAAGATTAAAAATCAAATTCCATGTATCGCCATAATCCGTTGATAAGTAAACATTCTGCGCACCATTTTCGCCACGAAGTCCGTAGTCCGAGGCGGTGCAAATATTTTGATAAACACTTAAGCCCCATCTGTTATTGATATTTGCTTGAGATGCTCCGGTTGTAAGCACTTCTTTAAATGTGGCTGCGCTTGGGTTGTTTCGATCGTATCCAATTGTTTTATAAACTTTTGAATTTGTTGCAGTTGCTTCATCTCGATTTGTTGAGATTAGCAATTCACCATCATCTAATGTGCGAATGCCCGCAATTGCTTTTGGCAAGCCTGCTGTACCAATCTGCACACGTGTAGTCCATTCGTC